TTAAGCGGGGAGGCCCACGAGTTCGGGGCACGGGATGCGGCCAAGGCCAAGCGCATGGTCATGTCCCTGAAGCATCCGAGTGCAGCGAACGCACACTCTATCCTGCACTTCGAGGATGGAACCAAGGCTGTGTGGAGAGACGGCAAGCGTGAGGGCACTGCCCCTCTGTACAGATTCATCGTGCCTGAGGTGTACGGGTTCATGGCCTCGTCTCCTATTAAGTTCTACACATTCCTGTACCAGAACCTAATGCCTCAGGAAGACGCTGAGAGGCTCCTGAGCGACCTTCGGGGGGAGTTAGCGACCTTTGTGTCGCGTATGCCTCAGAAGACCGCTTACGAACGCTTCTTCGCTGCTGTAACTATGCTGGGCTCACTGAAGAGAGAGTCATCTACTAAGGTTAAGAACCTAGAGATTGCCATTGATACTATCGATGAGTTCGATGAGTTCTCCTATAACCGCCCCCTACTGCTAGAGAGGAGAGCGGCTGAGGTATCTAGAGGCGCACAGGCTAAGAGTCTTCTAGCCGACGCGGTAAATACTATGTCAGAGAACTGCCGCACTTACTTGAACCATGCAGAGGAGACTATCAACAGTTACCTCACCAAGATTGAAGGTGTGCCTGACCTCTGTGTTCGTATCGAAGCAGGCAAGACTCCTACTATCGGTAGGTGGCTGCAGGATAAGGTACTGGTGCCTGCCTCTAGCGGCTCTGAGACTGCCCGTATCGCGGCTGCCATTGGCTGTGCCGTGGCAGAAATACAGCGTAACAGTCGCATTGCTGTGGTGCTTCCTGACCGGGGGCTGACCTCAGAAGTGGCTGCCGGTATAGCGAAAAGCCTAAACCACGCACGTTGTATGGTGATTATCCAAACGTGTGAGTTTAAAAAAGGCTTGCCAAAAGGGTGGGAGCACGTTGCCCTTGCTGCTCGGGAGAGTTAGAAGACAAGTGACTAGGGGTTCGTGGGCGTTTTCCTGCCTTCCCGCTCACTTGAGCCCCTAGTCTTCTTCCTCTTCAAGCTCTACGGGACGACCAAAATTGTCTGCCATAAACAGACGCTCCTCTTCAGTAGGCTCCCTTCCCTGATAGGACACTCCAGGCTTAAGGCCTGAGAGCCTCCCCATCTTCGCCAGAAACTCCCCTACGCTAACCTCTCCGTCATCATGGAACTTACC